ACAGGTTGATGTGCTGCAGGAAATCGTCGAGCGGCTTCATACGCTATTCCCCGGCTGGTTCGGTGAGGCGTTCACATCGGCATTGGTTTTGACGCCCAAGGACGCCTCGAACGCCTGGTAATAGGCGCCTGCCTCGCCGGCATTGGCGTACTCGCTATCCTTGGCTTTCGCCCGGTAGCAGACGTAGTTGATCACCGCCTCGCGGTATTCGCGCCCGACCGGAAGCGCTGCATCAGCTGCGGGCTCGTCGGTTTCCACGGCCTGCGCCGGTAGTGCCGCCTGCAGCAGTTCCACCTTGGTCCCGGCAATGGCGGGCGGGTAGACGTAGAACAGGGTCGGCGCGCGGTCGTCGAACACGTAATGCTTGATCGTCGCCTTGGGCTTGCCGGTGTGCCAGGTCGGGTCGGAGTCGTCGAGCAGCTGGCGGTCGGTGCGGCGGATCGGGGCGCCCGGCGTCACGCCATTGGCCGCGATGTTGCGCACGCAATCGAGAAACTGGACGCCGCCGGCTGGAAGCGCCTGCGCGGTGCCAGCCGCCAGATCATGCACCACGCGGTTCGCAAAGGCAGCTGGGCGGCGGATCAGGATCGCGTCCAGCGCATCGTTCATGTAGCGGATGCGCTCGGCTGCCGGCCAGCGGGTGCGGTCGACATCATTGAGCATGTCGTCCGTGCGCGCGAGAACGTCGGCAACCAGGATGGTCATGGCTTACTTCTTTTTCTTGGCAGTCGGCTTGGAATCGGTCGCTACCGGGCCGGCAACCGGCTCGGCGGGCTTGCTTTCCGTGGTCACGGGTGCGGCGTCCGTCGTCTCAGGCTTGCCGGCGCGGTAGACGCGATAGGCTTCCGAGATCGACAGCAGGCGGTCGATATGCTCGTCCTTGGCCACGTCGGCCACATGCGCGCCGTCGGCTTGCTCCGCGAAATGGTAGGTGTCGGCGCCGATGGTGACGGTGGTTCCGCCTTCGCGCTTCAGTTTGCATTCGATCTGCATGCGGGCTCCTTGGGAGGGGAGGAATGGAGGCCGAAGCCCCCATTCTCAGTGGCTTAGAACTGCAGCTTGTGGTCGGCGGCGGTCATCGTCACCAGCAGGCGAATGCGGCCTGCGGCGGCGGTGGCAGCGTCAGCCACGACCTTCACGCCGATGGAGCGGTCGAGCTCGGTCGGGATCACCTTGAAGCCGGAGGCCAGCGTCATGCGGGCTGCGGTGCCGGTCTGGCCTGCGGTGGAAGCCGAGAAGAACTGCGCGCCGATGGTGCGGTCGGAGGCCGAGTCGCCCACAGTGCCGGACAACAGGCCGACATCGAGGGTCAGCGCCGGCGAGCCGCCAGTGTCGAGATCGTCGGGGATCAGCACCATGTCGGTCACGGTGTGGTATGCCGGGAGCGGCCCGACATCGAACATGTTGCCGGCGTCGATCTGCGCGGCGGTCACATCGATGAAATACTCGTTGACGACCACCTGGCCGGCGCAGGCTGCGGTGACGGCGGTCAGAGTGCCGTCAGAAAACTTCGAAACTTTGGTAACTGCTGCCATTTTGGGCTCCTTGAAAGGAAAAGGGTTGGCCCGGCTTCACTCAGCCGGGCACCGCATTACGCTGCGTTCGGGTCCTTGGCCGCGGTGTCAATCGACAGCACGCCGAAGTCCTTGCCGTTGAAGCGGGTCTTCTTGATGCCACCGATGAAGCCGGACGCGATCGCGGGCTCGTTCTTGTAATCCTTGGTGATTTCTTCCCAGGAGTAGCGAACGCCGCCGCCGGAGTTGCCGTAAGCAACCACAGCCGCCTGACGGCCCATGAACAGCGCGCGGGCTGCGTGGACGTTGGCGCCAGCGCCATAGTCGGAGAAGCGCACGACAGAGCGGTGCGAGTGCAGGACCGTGTTGTTGATCATGCCCAGGCCACCACGGAAGATCGCGTTGGCCTTGCCTTCGGCCGCAGCCATGGCCTTTTGCATGTCGAGCCAGCCGGAGGTGTCGGCCACGCGCATGTCATACGCCTGGTCTTCCGACATCAAGAGTACGTACTGGTCTTCGGCGCCGTTGGCGACCGGGACCATGTTCGCGGTTTCCGGGTTGCGGGCCTGCATCATCTTGGCCTTGACGACGGCGCGCTCGATCACCGCGCGGGTCATCTTGTCGGTGGCCGCGAGCGATGCCTTGGAGGTGGCTGCGCCGCCGTACAGGATGTGGTCGGCGTCCGGGGCCTGGAAGTCGTTGCCGGCAAAGCCGGTGAAGTCCGCACCCATGGTGAAGTCTTCGTTGATGCCGCGGGCACCCGACAGGTACATGAAGTAGAACTCGTCCATCAGCTTGGCGAAGTAAGCCGACAGGCGGTTCTTGCCGACGGTGCGCATGTCGTGGACGACGCGCTTGCGGCTCATCTTGCCGCCGAGCGAGACGGCGTGGCGCACCTGGTCGATCTTCACTTCGTCGGTGAAGAACTTCAGGGCTTCTTCCTTGCCTTCGAGGCGGGCGTCGCCGAAGGTCGGTTGCGCGCGCAGCTGCACGCAGAGGTCGAAGGAGACGCGATCGCCAGCGTCGCTGGACAGGTCGTTCTTCTTCTGGATGATGTGGTTGTCGGACTCGCCGATGAAGCGGCCTTCAAAGTAGGACTGCTTGGCCTGGTCGTAGGCGAGAGTGGAAGACCATTTCTTTTGGGTCTTCGGATCGGTCGTGCCGAACACGGTTGCGCTCATGGAGTGCTCCTAAAAGTGAAAAGTAAGTCACATTTGGCCGCACTCCT